CCGACAGTGTAAGTTTTTGTGATCTGGAAGGCAGTAGTCGTGCCGTCACCTGTCCCGATATTTTGGTCGGTGTCGGTTATGGCAGCATCCATGCTGGCGGTAGATTTATAATCAGTATGATCTTTCACCCTGAATCCAGTGAAAGGCCCTTTGGTGTTCATAAACCAGTCTTGAATTACCCTGATAATATCCTTGTCGTCTACGTTTGGAATATCAAATCTTTTTAATGGATATAACCAATGGGAGTTTCTAAACTCCGTCCCGTTTCCGTATGTAGTTATTCCGGTTGACCAGACAACAGAGGCCATAGCCCCTTCCATAATCTTATCGGGAAAACGTGGGGTTTCAATCATCTGTTAGGCTCTTTGAAATTGTCGCTGGGCATCGAGCGCCATACGTGAGGCCGCTTTTCTGTATTGGGATGGTCTAGGGGCCGCTATATTCTGGATCACTGTAACGCTTCTGGCACTTCCCATCTGGTCATTAGGAACAATATTCCCGCGTGTAGGAGGTACGAATAATTCCGGTCCTCGCTCGCCTACAAGGAAAGCTTGATTGGGGTTGACAGGCCCGCCGATAGCTTTAGCACCGCCAAACAGTGACTTAATGCCGCCCTGTATTAAATTACCTAACCCCAAACCACCATCAGCTTTAGAGTCAAAAATGGCTGCCGCTGCCTGCTCTGCTGCGATACGTTGAATAACTTTCAGGAATCCAATGAGCATCCCATCAAGACCATTCTGGAAAGGATCAAAAAGGAAATCAGCAAAGGCATCTTGAGTATTCCTGGCAGCTTGCTCTGCGTAAACGCTTAGATTATCAGTGGCTTCTTTGCCCTTTTTCTCAAGTTTTGCATAACCTTCTGCCGCTTGAGTTACAGCCCTTTTAAATGTTTCCGGGTCAAGGTTTAGTTTTTGCAACCTTTCATATTCTGCATAAAGTTTCTCTAAAGGCTTGCGCGTTGCTTCAAAAACTCGCGCCGCTTCTTCTTGCTGTTTGTTTATTGCAGCAACCGCCGGGTCTGCATCCCGCAAATCTTCAGCGTATTGCTGGATAGCCCGGTTATAAACTTCTTGATCTAATCCAAATTCTCTTTGTAGTTTTTGAAGTCTTGCTACCTGTATTTCATATTGCTCAACCGCAGTTCTGGTTTGAGCATATAATGCAGCTTTGTCTCTTAACGCCTGGTTTTCTTCGTCAGTCAGTGATTTTGTATCACGTTTCTTCGTGTCGAATGGCTGGAGATTAAGCGCAGCATCTATATTGATCTTTGGCAGGTCCGTCGCTTTCGGCGCACCAACATCAGGAGCAAATAAAGTTCCGTCCAGAAGCTTTCTTCTTTCTTGAAGAGAGGCTATTTGTGCTTCTATTTCTTTTATGTCACGTATTGATTTTTCTTTTGGATATAGAGGCCCGGCAGTCCTTCTTGCCACATCTATCCTTTTGAATAGACGCGCGATCTGTTCGTCTATTCGCTTAATATCATTCGGGCCTGACACTGACGCAGCTAAAGTCTCGCCTAGTGTCCGCATGGCGTTTGTTACTGTGACGATACCCTCAAGTGTTCTGTTTAGTTCACCAATGAATATACTGGTAAATGTCGATGCAGCCTTGATAGTGCTTGGATCGTTCAGTAAATCTAAAAAACCCTGTAGTGATTCTTTTAAATCATCAAGCGTTCCATCTTCTGCAACCTGCAATCGGGTAAACGCGTCGCTAATATTAGACATGATTCCGTCGAGAGTATTAGCTTGTGCCGTTAATGCACCAGCGAACTGGTTTTTTCCTATCTTTCTAAGGAATCCCTCAATCTCATCCGCTGTTTTTCCAACCTCGGTAGTGATTCCCTGAAATGTGAATTTAACCCGGTCACCCTCGGTCTTTGACTTAATACCGAATTCTTTTAACCGCTCAAACTCGCCGGTAATCGCATCAGCAACAGCTTCAACAAACTGCTCAAGACTTTTGCCCATCGCGCTCGCGGTATTACCATAAGACCGCAAGGCATCCTCTGACGGATCTAGTCCTAACGCTTTAAGTTTAATAAATGCCTTGGTGACTTGCTGTAACGAGAATGGGGTGGTAGCTGCAAACTTGGTGATAAATGCAAAGGCATTATTGGCACCTGACGTGCTGCCCTCTAATGTTTTGAGGGTGGCTTTTAGCTTTTCAATCTCGCGTGTGGTGTTAATCACGCCTCGAAGCAAAGCCCCCGCCGCAAACGCAGCCCCCGCCGCACCAAATCCGGCCATAGCCCGCTGGGCCAATCCTGCAGAGCTTGTAAACTTCTGCAACGATCGATCAGCCTTCGCTAATCCTTGCGTAAATTTAGCCGTGTTGGTTCTGACATCAACAACTAAGCTGCCTAATACTCTTCTAGCCATCTTTTTTCTTTACCAGGTGAGACATCGCCGCCTTAAAATCTTTGGCGGTCTTGCCTTTAGGTTGTTCGGGTTCGGCTCTGAGATGTTTCTCTGCGAGCAATTCCATAAAATCCCTCATAGGTATTTGCTCGACTTCGTGCGGGAATTTGCCCAGCTCAAGCGCAAGCATGATTACCATCCTTCTGCTTGGCCGGGACTTTAGTTTTTTGCCGTTTCCTCAAGGCTTCCCATGTTATTCAGTATTGCGATTTCCCTGAATAACGCCTCAACGGGTTCTTTGGCCTTCTTGCGAAGCTGTGGAACATCTGCCTTTGTGAATAATAAATTGCCTTTGTCGTCACAGATGGAGCAAACAAGCCACAATGCCATTGCGGATATATCGTCACTCTTACCACTATTGATAATTTCTGATATATCCTCAGCTTCACCTACGGACAGGGTTTTGATGTAAACATCGCCACCCCATTCCTTGACGTTGACTTTTTTGGTCTTTATGTCGTTCGCTTTTAAAATACTTTCACGAGTAAGCATATTAAGCCTCAGTAATAGATCCCGATACACGTAAAGCACATGAAGCAGTCGTTACACCATCAACTGCGTTTGAGACCGAGAATGTTTTAACAAACGCTAAGAAAGTCCATGTGGTTTGAGGGGAATCAGTGAATGTGATCCTAAAGTTTCTGGACGTACCCGCTGCTCGCAACGATCTTAAAAGCGCGTGTTGAGTATCTGCTGGGACGTATTGAATTTCAAATGAAACCTCGCCTTCGTCCTGTAGACCAAGACGAAACTCTTTAGCCGGCGAACTTAGATCAGTGACATCAATTTCAGTCGCTGACCCGCCAGGCCCATCGATGTTAGAAACATTAGATATTGATGTGTAGACTTCCGGGCTTGCGTTGTCGGATATACCGATAGTCATTCCCTGTGATTGTAGTGCTGTACTGGACATAGTTTACTCCACGAAAAAAGGCCCATAAGGGCCGGTAAATGTCTTGCGACAAGGTTAAAACCAGATTGAAAAATCTATAGAAACTTGATACTGCTTTGCGTCATCCGTATAAGCATCACTCTGTGATTCGCGTACACTTGCAAACACTGAGTCGGTAATCATCGCAGCGCGTAATGCATCAGCTAAATCTTCTGCCGCCGAGTCTGTGGACCCGAAGCAATCAAATTGAAATCTTGCGTTACGCGTTGTGTTTTCGCCATCCAGATTAACTAGCGGTCTTTCTGAAACCTGCGTATAGGTGATCGCTGGTAACGTGGAATCTTGCGGCAAGACCCGTCTATAGATTCGCGTTCCTACGAGCGCAGTAACCCCCGCATCTCCTGAGAGGCGCGTATATATATCGTCTTTGATTGTCATTTAAACTTTGAGGTCTCTCGCTTAATACCGGCCCATAGTCGAGCGCCGATCTTGTCTATGACTTTTTGCTTTGACTCATCAAAGGCCGGTCTTAACCATGGCTGCATTCTTTGGCCTGGGTGCCTGACCTTTTTACCGAAAAAGTTATCTCCGCTACCGAGACCTTTGGCATCCTTGGTCTTGATCACGTGGGGTCGGGTCCCCGTTTCAAAGAAGTTAACAGGAAAGATTCTTGTCAATGCTCCGACCGCGTGAGTTATACTGTAGGGCGTTTGGTCTGTTTTCCTTGTCACCACTTGCTTGAGTGTTTCTGCTGTACTCTCGTCAATATCTTTAAACTTCTGCGCCAGATTCCGTCTGGCTTGCGCTCTAATCACGCCTGCACCAGATACATTAGCTGAATTGATTACTTTACGCGCTACGCCTTTAGGAAGTCGTTTAAGCGCCCGGTCTAACTCTCTGAATCCTTTTAGCTGTACGGTCATAGCCTTTCCTTACAAATAAAGTGCAATTCTTCATTCATCTCACCGGGATTGGCTTTTGTCTGAATGTCAAATATCCTGGAACCGAACAAGATTCGACCTTTCGTCGTAATGGTTACAGCGGTTGCGTCATAATCTATTTTAATAACAAAGTTCTGATCTGCAAGTGTTTGCTTGCCATCCCAATATTCTCTTCCTTGTATCGGCTCGATAGAGGCCCGTTTGGTGCAAATGGTTGACCATGTTTCGGTTACTTCGCCTGCATTATTAACCTCTGACACAGTTTGAAGATCTATACTGTGTCTTTTACCTGAGCCTAATTGCGGCTTGCATTTCTTGTCACAGTTATACATTAAAGAATCCGAAAGGGTCTAAGTGTCATTTTTGCCGACTCGATATAATCAGGACATTTATAAATGCCACCGGCCCATAGAATAATTCCGCGCTTAATCGCCGATGGAACAGAATCTGCATCGGCATACCCGGCTGTCATTCGTATCCTGACCGCATTGGGCTTTGGGTAAGTTCCCGGCCATCCTGAGATAACAGAAACTCTACCGCCTTCGGTTGTCGTGTCTGCGTAATAATCATCGCCAACTGTTAAAGTTATTTCTGCGCTAGGGGATGAGGTGTCGTCATATTTGACCGAATCAATACTGGCTAAAGGCCAAACATTCAGCGGGATAGTTCCATCGGCGAATCGATCAAAACTTAGCTCAATAGTCTGAGTCATGATGTATCGGTTTAGATACTTTTCCGCTATTTCCCTGGAATGCTTGATCAGGCTCAAAAGCTCTACATCATCGTCTGAATGATCCACGCCCAGTGCTGCTTTTAATTCTGACAAAGTTACCGGCTCAGCCGTTGGCTCAGTAATGACTGTAAGTGTTCCCATGCTTCACCTTTAATAATTTCGTTTTCTGTCCATTGACACCATGACATTCGCTCTAGCCAGACGGTTCTGTCTGGCTGAATCGGTGGCAAGCTAATATCGTGTTGCGCCACATCCCAAACCATAGAGCATTTATGAGCAGCATAAGTTGGAGTCCCAGACAAAATAGCGTCGACACCCGCTGTTGAGCTGTAAGATATAATAGCCTTGGCACCAGCTAAAGCCTCTGCCAATGTGCCAGTGTGTTCGTCAAAATATCGAGCATAACCCCTGCCCAATGGGTGCGGTCGAAACATCACGGGGAGGCCCTTCGTCTGTCCGGCTACCTCTGCGAGCCAATCATTAATATCCCGCCCCTGCAAAGAGGCATCACCATTGACCTGCCCGACAACCAGATAATATTCGCCGGTATGCCAGGGTTTTAATAAATGTCGCCACTTGTCGGCACGACGGGGGGAACCGTTGTAAAATGTGGCCTGTCCATTTAGACCGTTGAAGCCTAGGCTAATGTTTTTAAGGCGCTCGCCTAAATAGCCCTGTTCCATGACTAAATAATCTTTTCCCTGCTGCCGTCTTATGACATCAGCGTGTCGATGCCCCCAAAACACAGCCAAATCGCAATCAACCCGATCTAATGGGGCGTGAATGTCGGCACGTATGCCGTGACGTCTCAATCCCTCTTGGAAAGCCCGGCACCAGTGCTGTTGATGGCTGGCCCCGTTACTAAATAAAGCTACAGTTGGATGTGCCACGTTTGACTTATGGCGTTGGGGTTCCTACTCCATATAACCTCCCCGTCAAACCACTCTCCGAACAAACCATCCCATTCCTCATATGGTCGCCTGTTGACGTGCAGCTCTACACCCAAACTTTTTGAGCTTTTGTTATTTGCGGTTAAAAAGATATGCTTTGATGCCACCCTGTTCAGCTCTCTGCATACTCTTTCGTCATCACCCGCTAATATGTGTTCGATGACATCAAACAGCGACACCACCTCGAAAGAGTTATCATCGAAGGGTAAATCCCATGCCGCCGCCTCAATAACATCACCGCCAGTGAGTATCGAGCAAGACTCTACACCCTGCGTATTTGTAAACCCCAAACTCTTGGCATATTGCAGCATCTCGCCGCGCCCGCATCCAACATCAAGATAGGACTTGCAGCCTTTAACGCTGTCCAGGTTTTGGGTAGCGTACATTTTGCGGTTTTGCCCCATTCGGTAATTAGCGACCTCCGAATAGATAGGGGCATATTTATCCACCTCCGCCTGCTGTGATTTAGATAACATCCTCTAGCCTCATCTTCTTAAAACAGTTTAAAGCTGTCTTTCTTGTGCAATTGATAATTTCAACATCTTGCTTAATTGATTCAAAGGAACGAATAAAATCCTTAAAAGGACTATTGCAAAGCAAAGTATCAGGATGTTTACCGAAATAATGATCGCCAAACATATCAAAGCCAAGCAGCAAAATAGTTGATGCACCTTTTTGATAGGCCAGATTAACAGCCTGAAAACCAGAGTTGCCGCCACCATGAACCCCGTAGTGAATGAAGTCATGCGATAGTCCTTTGCCGTGTCTGGATTTGCATCTGATTAAATCGTACTTTCTGTTCGGGTTTCGCTTCTCGTCATCATCATTGATCGTGTATGAGTCGCCTTTAAACCCTTTCTTTACATCTTCGTAGTAGAGATCCCACCACTTCGAGTCACAAGCATAGTGATAATCGGCATCTGGTAAGATATTCCATGCGTCATTAACAACTATAGTTGTGGTTTCTTGGTTCGCTTTTTCCGCGTCTTCTTTGGTAAGACTTTGGCCGGTTGCGATAACGGTAAAGATTGGGGCTTTTTTACAGTCTTTACCTCAATCTCTTCAATGATCTTGGTCTCAAATAATTCTGCCACGCCCATATCAATCAAGTGCTGACCTAATGCGGGAGAATAATTACCAACCCCCATCTCATGCCAAACACCGCCGACCAGGGTGGGTGCTAAAATGCGTATTTTCATATATTAAAAAAGGGGGCCGTTAAGCCCCCTCCCTATGCTTACAGCGCGCCAGTCAAGAAGGCTTCAGTTCGATAGACACAAAGTGCTAATCGTTCTTCTGCTCGGATAGTGACCATGTTTTTCTGGAAGTTAGTGCTATCTTCCAAAGACATCTCAACCGCTGCTTGTTCGCGGTCTTTGATCTCACACGCCATGGATGAACCCATCAAGAAAGTACCTGCTGCAATGCTGTTAGTTACAACAACAGGCAGGCCCCAGATGGTGTTTGACATCAATCCGGCATTCGGGTTACCCACTACATAGCGGTCATCGCCTGCGCCGACTTTTCTGATCTCAATCGAGAACCAGTCCAGCGGATTCAATACCAGGAAGTCAGGACGGTACTCAGCGACATGAGCCTGACGGATCGCATCACGAATAATATCTATTTCGTTGGTATAGTCTGGCGAGGCTGAGTTTACATAAGCAGTAGCCTGCGTAATCAAGCCGTTTAACTGATGGTTTGCACCAGTACCCGCTAATAGCTGAGTTTCTTCTTTCAGCTTCAAGCCATACATCAAACGGTTGTCAATGTGCGAGGCAAGTGATCCAGCGTCATCGAGAACCTGCTTAGAGGCAGGGATAAAGTGGGCCAAAGTTACAACAGGCTCATTCACCAGCGAGAAAGTAATGGCTGATTCGGGCTTGGTCACGTTTTCATACGCTTCCGGTGACCCTCCAACCGTTGGTCCAGCATTGTTAGTAAATGAAGCCTCACGTGTGAACTCAATCAGATTGCTATTGGTTGAGCTGGTTGGCAATACGTCACGCACCGTTAGAATACGGTTTGGAGTCGTTGCGATTCCACCCAAACGATCCGCAGCCACTAGAGGCTGGTTTTGTCCGGTAGCATTGATGATTGCTGTTTTAACTTCCATACGCGCGCGACCTGTGCGGCCTTCCTGGAAGTCTTTAAAGCCACCTGTTTCCATA